GGGCAAACCGGCACCCCCGTTGCCCCCCCCCCCCCCCCCGCTATTTATTTTCCCGCCCCCAACTGAACAAAGGAGCAGACGCATGGAAGCCCACGCACACGAATACGCCGGTGCCGTCGCTGGCATGCAGGAAACCTACGGACGCCCCGCCAACCTGCCAGCAGTTGGCGACTTCGTCTCAGGCTGCACCTGCGGCAAGCGCTGGAGCGGCTACGTCATGACTGCTGAGCCCGGCCGCCTGGCCGTCGAGGTCAGCGGGGCGTGGCTGGTGGTGAAGCCCGAGGACATCACGCACTGAACGGAGCCCGGCGGAGCCGGGATTGCCCAGGAAGGGACCAACCAGCCAACGCAGGACGCTGAGGCTGGCATTTCACATCGCAGAAAGGGACGCGAACGATGGACGTAATTCAATCAGTAACCAGCAACCGCAAAGACATTCCGGTTCACTACATCGCTATTTCTTCTTTTGGCTGCCACAAGGGCAACACGGACCAGAAGGCTAGCGCCGAATACAAGGTGCTGTATAGGGCTTGGTGCGACGAGCAGATTGGCGGCATCAAGTTCATGGCAAACCCGCACGACAAGCGGGGGCAGATTTATGTCGATCCGGCTGAGGCGCAAAGGGTTATCGACGGAGCGGCCCGCCAGAGACTTCAGAAAAAGTCTATCGAGTGCGATGCCAAGAGCGGTTCCGCATCTCAGATTGACGCTGCCGCAGCATCGCTCGCGTCGATTGACACGACGCTTGACGAGATCTACCGCGTGCTTGAGCGGCTGACAGCTGCCATTGAAAGCATTGCTACGCAACCAAAGACGCAGCAGCAGGAATTGCTGCACACGTTTTCCGGTAACGGTTTCCACTCCTGAACCACGCACTCACGAAAGGAATCGACAGATGACCACGGAGATTTCGACAAACACGGCACCCGCGAGAGGGTTGGCTCTCGCCTCGTTCGATGACGCATTCCGGTTCAGCAAGATGGTGGCGGCTAGCGAGTTCGCCCCGAAGGATTTCAGGGGCAAGCCTGAGTCCTGCATGCTTGCGATCCAGCACGGGAGCGAAGTCGGCCTGTCGCCCATGCAGTCGCTACAGAGCATCGCCGTTATCAACGGCAGGCCGACGATCTGGGGCGACGCCGCCCTTGCCCTCGTGCAGGCGTCGCCCGTCTGCGAGTTCGTTTACGAGACGGTGGAGGGCGACGGCGAAGGGATGGCAGCCGTCTGCCAGGCCAAGCGGCGCGGCTACTCAAAGCCCACCACGGTGACGTTCACGGTGGCCGACGCCAAGAAGGCCGGGCTGTGGGGCAAGTCTGGCCCGTGGCAGCAGTACCCGCGTCGCATGCTGCAGCTGCGTGCCCGAGGCTTCGCCCTGCGTGACGCTTTCCCTGACGTTCTCCGTGGCCTTGTGACGGCCGAGGAAGCCCAGGACTACACGGCAGGCGAGCCAATCGTGACGCAGCCCGAGGCTGTGTATGCGAAGCCCGCCGAGCAGGCGAAGCCCGAGGACATGACCAAGGCCCGGCGAGCGATTGCCGCAGCCAAGGCCGTGGACAGGCTCAAGCAGATCCACGCCACCGTCAGCGAGCGGCTCGACGCCGGATTCTACAGCCCGACGCAGGCCAGCGAGTTGGTCGAGCTGATCGACACACGCATGGAGCTGATGACGCCGCGCGGCGATGCCTACGAGGACAACGGCACCGAGCACTTCGACGCACAAGAGATCGCAGCGGAGGCCCGAGCATGAGCAAGAACTACCGCCGCGACTTTGAAACCTATGCCGAGTACGCCACGCGGATAGAGCGTGAGACACAGACCAGGGCCACGTACGAGACGGACATCGGCAAGGTGCTCGAGGACAGGCCACCGTCACCGTTCATCGTGGACGTTGGCATTTACACGAGCAGACGCGACCGAGACGCCATCCAACGCGAAGAGGACCGCATCACACGCCTGGAACAGATGGGCAGATGACACAGCCGGCACGCCATTGCCACCAGCTGCGTGCGCATCAGCAGCATTGGCCGCCGAGCGGGAGTGGCGAGTAACCACCGCAGCCGCAGCCCTGCCTCCCAGGGTGAAGCGGCCGGATGCGGCACGACACGCCGCCAATACACACGGAGGTTGTATGTCCGACTACTACGCCGAATCGCTCGACACGCTGCCGCTGTTTCGACGCACCGACCCTGTGACGAGCAAGGCCGCAGCTGCTGACGCGAAGACGTTCCGAGGCGAGCACCACGCGGCCATTCTTGAGGCGCTGAGCCAAGGCCCGGCAGGGGCCAGTGGCATCGCGGCACGGTGTGGGCTGCTCGCCCACCAGGTCAACAAGCGGATCCACGAGCTCGCCAAGTGCGGGCGGATCTCGGAGACGGGCAACATCGTTACCAGCGCCAGCGGGCGCGGTGAACGGGAATGGAGGGTGGCGTGATGGATTGCCTTGCGTTTGACGCCAAGATCGCAGACTTAGTCGCCGCTGTGCGCGAGCGAAAGATTCGCCGCGTAGTGGCTAGGCATTTTCCTGCACGAAGAAAACGGAAGCCACGATTTTGCGTCACGGTGACGCTGCAACTGTGTCCGCGACAGAGAGCCAAGAAATACAAGACGTGATGAACAACCGCGGCGTCTCGTTGACGTGCGGCCGAGTTTGGTGGAAGGGAAACGAAAGCAAAGGAGACGAGAGATGACCGAAAAGAACACGACCAACTACGAAACTTACATGACAACCATGACGGCCGCTGAGTGGGCCGGCGTGCCTGACAACCCGCGCCAGCGGGACACCGTGGCGCGCGCGTCAAAGGCAAAGCACCTCGATGTCCTTGAGCCGACCCACACGATGGTCAGCATCGCGGAGCTGCCTGACGGAAAACGATACAAGCTCGACGCGCACACGAGAGCCTACAAGTGGCAGGCTAACCCCGATCTCGCGCCGAAGATGGACCTCGATGTGCGTGTGTACTTGGTGCCTGACCTCTCGGAGGTCAAGCGACTCTACACGCACTTCGACGGCAAGGCCGCTGTCGAGACGGCTGCTGACGCCGTTTTCGGCGGCATGCGTGAGGTTCGTCTGACTCCTAAGAGCGAGTTCGTCAGGCGTGCTCGGTTTGCGGCCGCGCTGACTGAGGCATACCGCTACCTGTGCGGCGACATCATCAAGGTCAGCCATTACGAGCGGGTGAGATTTTTCCAGAAGGACATCAGGTCGCTGGACTCGTTCGTCGGTGCCACGAAGAAGATGTGCTCGCCTGCGACCTGCACCTACCTCATGGCGCACAGGAAGCACGGCGACGGGGTGAACGACTTCTTTCAGCGGTTCATCCGCGACGAAGGCGTGAAGGACGGCAAGCGACTGGATTGCGTCCAGTGGTTTTCTGAACTGATGAACGACTACGTCAAGTCGGCTCGCGGCAAGGGGCCGGTCTTCACCCACTACGTCGGCCATGGGCTGCGTTGCGTCGAGATGTGGCTAAACGACAGCGCGACCGTCACCACTCGGCTCGGAGCGGCAATCGACCCCAACAAGTACGACATCGAAGACAAGTAGTCAGCTCGCCGCGTCATGGACGGCATGCACGCTCGGTCGGGTCGGGCGGCGCGGGTTTCACGGAGGACCAAATGGAAACTGATTACGAACTGACACCAACCGGCCTGGTTGTCCGCAACTGCTGGACGCAGGAATTATGGGAAGCGGCCGGCCACGAAATCGCCCGCTACCAGAAGGGGCTGATGTGGCTGATCGGCGATTGGCTGAACGCTGGCGACCGTGAAGGCTACGTCGAGCGTGGCAAGCTGGCAGAGGCGTGCGAGCGATTCGGGATTGCGTATGACACGGCGCTCCAGGCCTCACGAGTCTCGGCGGCTTTTCCGAAATCCTGTATGCGCATACAGGATTTGACGTTCAACCACCACCAGCTTGTCGCCAACCATCCGCAATCTGGCGAACTATTGCAGTGGGCTGCCGACACCGGCGCTACCGTCAGGCAGCTCCGCGAAGAAAAGCAGAGACGCAGCATCGCGGCCGCGCCGGCCACAGCAGAGGCCAGCGGCACGAAGGGCGACGTGTCGTGGGATTTCAAGGTTGGCGACTGCCGGTCGCTTCCGTATCCAGACGATCACTTCGACCTAGTTTTTTGCTCTCCACCGTATGAGTCGCAGCGGTCATACGGCGAGCTCGAGTTCAACCTTTCTGGCGAAGAGTGGGTGGCATGGGCGACCGACTGCTACATGGAGTGCCTGCGGGTCTGCAAAGGACTCGTAGCCTGGGTGGTGGAGGGATACACCGATGACTTTGCCTACAGCTCGACGCCGTTTCTTCTGCACGCCGACCTTCACCGTCGCGGAGTCAAGATGCGAAAGGTTGTCGTGTATCAGCGAAACGGCATCCCGGGTACCGGCGGGCCTGATTGGCTGCGGAACGACTGGGAGCCGATCATCTGCGCTACAAAGCGCGGCAGGCTTCCGTGGGCAGACAACACGGCGATGGGCCAGCCGCCGAAGCAAAACGTTCCAAGGGCTGCGACCAACCGGCACAAAGACGGGAGCCGCAAGTCTGGGATCTACATAGCCCCAGAGGTGTGCAACCCGGGCAACATCATCAGCGGCCTGGTCGGCAGTGGAGGCATGGGATGGAAAGATGCCACGAAAAACGAGGCTCCCTTTCCTGAGTGGCTGGCGGAGTTCTTTGTCCGCAGCTTCTGCCCAGAAGGCGGCACGGTGCTCGATCCGTTTAGCGGTTCTGGCACGACTGTTTCTGTCGCGGTGAGGAACGGGCGAAACGGCGTCGGGATCGACGCCAGGAAAAGCCAGGTCTCCCTCGGCCAGACTCGGCTGCGTGGCTTGACCGTCGCAGAAAGCAATCAGGTGATTCCTTTGCCCTACATGGAAAGCGGGCGCATGCCCGTTGCTGAGGTCGCTAATGGCCGGTGACTGGGTGAAAATGCGTTCTGCTCTTCTGGCGAATCCGAAGGTGCACGCCATCGCCAAGGCGATCGGCCGCGACCCTCGGGCCGGGGCCGCCCTGACTACTGGTTTCTCAGGCTGCCCCGACCAGGTGCTGTCACGTAACGCGTTACGTCACGTCACCGTAACGGCGTTACTGTGCGTGTGGAGCAGCGCCAACGAGCACGCGGCAGAAGGAATCCTGTCGTGCTGCGACCTTGAAGACCTGGACGAAATCTCTGGGGTGCCGGGTTTTGGTGACGCCATGCAGACCGTTGGCTGGGCCATACCAGACGAGGCCGGGAAGTGCGTTTCGCTGCCTAATTTCAGCGAGCACAACACTCCAGCGAAGGACCGGACTGGGGCTGAAAGGCAGCGCCGATACCGGGAGAGCCGTAACGGTGACGTAACGCCGTTACGTAACGCCGTTACTGTAACGCAGAGAAGAGAAGAGAAGAGAAGAGAAGAAGAATACATACCGGCTGCGCCGGTTCCGACGAGCAAGCCGCCATCGGCTCGCACGCCGGAGAAGCCGTCGCTGTCGTGGTCTGCTGACGCAGGCTGGGCGGGCATCACCGAAGCCGACTGCCAGGGCTGGGCCGTCGCCTACCCGGCGGCAGTGGTGACGCAGGAGCTCGCCAAGGCGGAGGAGTGGCTGCGTGCCCACCCGTCTCGGGCCGTTCGCAAGAACTGGCGGAAGTTCCTAACGGGCTGGCTCAGCCGTTGCCAGGATAAGGGCGGCACCATCCGCGAGCAGGGCCGCAGGCCAGAGGACAAGCCGCCTCCGAAGGCGTGGAAGGACGAGTACCGCCCGGCCCAATACCGCACCCCGAAGGAAGTCGCCGCGCTTGCGGCCGGGTTGAAACTCACGGAGGAGAGCACATGACCACCACCACCCCGATACAACCGCTGACCGATCGCCAGCGCGAGATTTACCGCTGGATCGTGCAGTACATCGCAACCCACGGCTACTCGCCCACCGTGCGCGAGCTGTGCCTAGCGTTTCGGTTCGACTCGCCAAACGGTGCCATGTGCCACCTGCTGCCACTTCGGAAGAAAGGCTACTTGGCGTGGAACGAGCGGCAGTCTCGCACGATTCGCCCGCTTGTGGAGGTGGACGCATGACTGAGAACCCGTACGAGCTGCCGCCCCCGTCGATCGTGGCTGACCTGTGCGCTCAGCGCGCGTGGGATGACGAGGTTGACGATGACACGCGGCTGCGTCTGGAGTTTGCGGCCGACACGATCCGGCACCTGATGCAGCGGCTTGTCCGCCAGGCGTTGCATCTCGAGCGAGCGGAGGCGACACGATGACCGTGCGCGACTTCGTAATGTTGAGCCTTGGAGAAATCGTCCTGCTGCTGACGTTCGGCACCGGGATTTTGGTCGGTTGTTCACTCAAAAGAAGGGATTCTTATGGGAACCGCAACGAAGAAGAGAACCGGGATTGAACTGGCGGCGTCTGACCTCAAGGCGGCTCTGGCCGCAGTCTCGCCGGCTGTGCCGACGCGCAGCCCGAAGCCCATCTACCAGGCCGTGCGTCTAGGCGACGGTCTGCTGACGGGATCGGATGGCGAAGTTCGTATCGACGTGGCGATCGACTACCAAGGTGATGCCATCCTGCTGCCACACGGCAGGCTCTCGCAGATCCTCGGGGCCGCGACGGGCGACACGGTGACGCTGGAGCCGGGCGAGACGAGCTGCGTGGTGCGGGCGGGCTCTGGCACGTGGACGCTGCCCACGCAGTCGGCGGCTGAATACCCCATGTGGGAACCGGCCGACGCAAAGCCGGTGACACGGCTGCCGGCGGACCAGTTCGTGCGGGCTGTGCGGGGCGTGGTGTTTGCCACCGATGAAGAGTCCAGCCGGTTCGCTTTGGGCGCGGTGCTCATCGAGGTAAAGGGCGAGACGGTGTCTTTGGTGGCAACGGACGGCCGGCGGCTCTCGCTTGTGGAGTGCGAGCACGACCTGGCCGTGGACGATTCGCAGACGCTCGTGCCGAGCAGGGCGATGGCGATCCTGTCCCGGCTCGCCTTGGCCGACTCCGATGTGTCGATCCAGCTTGAGGCGACCGGCAGAGAGATCGTGGCCACGATCGGCACGGCGACTGTCACGGCCCGGCTGATCGAAGGCCGCTTCCCACGGTGGCGCGACGTGGTGCCGGATCTCTACTGCGAGCCCACCACCGTGCTCGCCGAGCAACTGCTGAGCGCCGTCAAGGCGGCGGCGATTGTCACGACCGAGGCCAGTAAGGGCATTGACTTTTCGTTCAGCAAAACGGGGCTTTGGCTTCACGGCAAGAGCAGCGAGGCCGGCGAGTCAAGCGTGACGTGCGAGCTCGTAGAGGCTGGCACGGCATGCACCGTCAAACTAGACCCCCGGTATGTGCGACAGTGGCTTGAAGGCTTACCTGCGGACGGCGAGCCCACGGTGAGCGTGCAAGCGAAGGACGCGCAGTCGGCGGTCATCCTGCGAACGGATTGTCACACCGGCGTGGTTATGCCGATGGCGACGGAGTGACGCCATGCCAATCGTGCGACACGTAGACCTGGCGAAGCTGTACCAACTTTGGAACGACCACACGCTGACTCGCGTGAAGGTGTCGGCCATGCTTGGCATCAGCCCTACGCATCTCACGCGGCTCGTGGCTCGGCACAAACTGCCCCCACGGCCGCGTGACCGCAACCAGCACGGCAACGACCCGACGCCCGACGAGATTGCACAGCGGGCGGCAGAGTGCCGTGAGAAGCACTTCGCACAGAGGCGGGCTGAGCCTAACTTCCAAGGTGACGACGCCGCACGGTTCGAGGCCACGCTCCGCCGTGAGCTTGCCAAACTCAAAGCCGCAGAGGTCGCCTAATGGGTCGCATGTCACGCCAGAAGGGCAAGAGAGGCGAAAGGGAAGCCGCGGCCGAGCTCGCCGTTGTCTTTGGCTGCGAGGCTCGTAGGGGCGTGCAATACCAAGGCGGGCCAGACTCGCCCGACGTGGTGCTCGAAGGCGTGGCCGTTCACGTTGAGGCCAAACGCACCGAAAGGCTGTCGCTATGGGCAGCCATCGAGCAGGCGTGCAGCGACGCACCAGAGGGCAAGGTGCCGATGGTGTGGCACAAGTGCAACAGGCGAGAAAGCGTCGTGATCGTTCGCACGAGCGACCTTGGCAGGTTCATTGACGAAGCCTTACAAAAACGCCTAGAAAACAAGGGCCAAACGCACGTTGAGAGCGAATAAGCCTATGAAAATAGGCCAAAACGCAAACGCAACACCAACGAACGCAACGAAGCGCACGAAACGCCCATTTTCATGGGCCTTTATGCATTAAACAACGCAAAAAGCCTATAAAACTAGGCAAATATGAACGCAACGAAAAACATGCGTATTTCCCGAGAAAAACGCATGAAAATACTAAAAACATGCGAAAAACACGGGAAAAACATCGTTTTTTTGAGTTGTTGCAAAATGCTACACCTATACGAAAGGGTGGTAGGTTCTCCCGGCCAGAATCACGGGAAGCCTCACCGGCGAGCCACCTTGTTTTCACACTGTTTTTGACCACGGGCGGCCGGCTGGCGGTTTAGTTTCACTAGAAAACAAGCCCTTTCCGCTCGCAGCGTTCAGAATCACGGCGTTTTTCCGCATGGCACGCACCTCCGACCGGACGCTCCGCGAAAAGCAGGCCCGCGACCGCTATGACCGCCAGAAGGCGGACGCCGGCAAGCGTTCGCGGTCGATCACCACGACGGCCCGCGACATCGGCGAGTTGCCCGGCGTAGTCGACCCGAAACGCCGCGACGCCTGCTTGAGAAACTTCCGGCAATTCTGCGAGACGTACGGGCAGGAATCGTTTCCGCTCGCGTGGTCGCCAGACCACCTGACGGCGATCAGCAAGATTGAGGCGTCCGTCTTGCGTGGCGAGCTCTTTGCATTCGCCATGCCGCGCGGCTCAGGCAAGTCAACGCTGTGTATCTGGGCCTGCCTCTGGTCGGTGCTCTGCGGCCATCGGCCGTTTGTGATGCTGGTCGGTGCCGACCAGGCTATCGCGTGCCAAATGCTCGACGTGATCAAGGTACACCTCGAAACGAACGACCTCCTCCTCGAAGACTTCCCGGCCGCGTGCTACCCAATTCGGGCTCTCGAGCGGATCAGCCAGCGAGCCAAAGGGCAGACCTACCACGGGCAGCCGACGCAACTCGAGTGGACCGCCGACCAGATCACATTGGCCTGGATCCCAGGCGCCCCGTCGGCCGGCGCCGCCGTGCGGGTGGCCGGGATCACAGGACGCATCCGAGGCGCCCAGCACATTCGGGCGGACGGCAAGACGGTGCGGCCGTCGCTCGTCTTGATCGACGACCCGCAGACCGACGAATCGGCCGGCTCGCCGTCGCAGTGCGCCACCCGCGAGCGAATCCTCTCCGGTGCAATCCTCGGCCTTGCCGGGCCGGGCGCGAAGATCAGCGGCCTCGCCACGATCACCGTCATCCGCCCCGACGACCTGGCCGACCGCTTACTCGACAGGGCCAAACACCCGGCATGGCAGGGTGAGCGGACGCGGCTTGTTTACGACTGGCCGACGGCCGAGGATCTTTGGAGCCAATACGCCGAGCTCCGCCGCGAGGGGCAACGCAACGGCACGGGCACAGCGGCAGCCCACGAGCACTATCGGGCAAACCAAGCCGCCATGGACGCCGGGTCTCGCGTGGCGTGGCCCGAGCGTCGCAACGAGGATGAACTCTCCGCGATCCAGCACGCCTGGAATCTCCGCATCGACCGCGGCGAGTCGGCGTTTCTGGCGGAGTATCAAAACCAACCGATCGCCGACGACATCGCGAGCGACAAACTCGACAAGCGTTCGCTCGCCATACGGGCCACGACCTTGGAGCGTGGGAAAATCCCACTCGACCACCAGACGCTCACGGCGTTCGTGGACGTTCAGGAGAAACTCCTCTTCTGGCTGGTGGCTTCGTGGAACCAGAGTTTCGGCGGGCACGTTGTGGCCTACGGGTGCTACCCCGACCAGGCGTCCACGTTCTTTGAGGCGAAGCACGCCAAGCGGACGCTCGCCCAAGCGGCCAAGGGTGCCGGGTTCGAGGCGGCGCTGAGTGCCGGCCTCGAGCAGGTGGCGAAACTCCTGCTCGGCCGCGACTGGACTCGAGAGGACGGGGCGGCGATGCGGATCTCCCAACTCCTGATCGACGCCAACTGGGGGCAGAGCACCGGGACCGTCCGCACCTTTTGCCGCCGCACACCGTTTGCCGGTGCCATCTTGCCGAGCCACGGCAAGGGTATCGGTGCGAGCTCGCAACCCATCGGCGAGAAGAAGGGCCGCGGCGACCGGATCGGCCTCAACTGGAAGGTCGGCCAGATCAGCGAAGGACAGCGGTCGGTGCTCTACGACACAAATTATTTTAAGACGTTTGTGGCGGCGCGGCTGCGGCTGGCAATGGGCGACCCTGAGTCGATCGCGTTTCACGCCGGCGATCACGACCTCCTCTTCGAGCATCTCACTAGCGAATACCCCGTCCGCACCGAGGCCCGCGGCCGGGTCGTGGACGAATGGAAAATGGCGGGTCGCGACAACCACTGGCTCGACTGTCTGGTCGGCTCGGCCGTCGCTGCGAGCATCGCTGGCGTTCATCCGATCGCCACCGAGGCCGGCGGCCGCCAGCGGCGCAAGGTCTCTATCCCCGCCGGGCCAGACGGGAAACGTGTTATCACCGTGAAGAGGCTCAAGACGTGAACCAAATCACAATCGCAACCGTGGACGGGCTTGACCCGTCGGACTGTGTCGCCATCGCGCGCCGCCTCTGCCGGCATGGCTCAGACTTCCAGCGCGAGATAATTGCCGTGATGAACGGGGAGGCGTCGAGTTGCGCCCCGGTCGCCCTCTGGCACGCAGACGGTGCCCTTGTGGGTTGGGCCGCATCGCACATCTGGCAGGGCTCGCAGACGCTGGAGATGTTCACCGATGAGCGGCACCGCGGTCGCGGCGTAGCTTCGGCGCTATCGGCGGCCCTCGTGGCGGCTGGCATTGTCGACCGCGGGCGGACGCTCGCCGTGTTCTCCGAGTCGACCGAGATGATCGCGCTCCGGCTGGCGTTTGCCGACGTGCGGCGTTACCGCCGCGAGGGTAGCGACTGGGTGGCGGCGTAGCCGGCGACACCCCCTACGGTCTCCAGGGGCTTTTGCCCTACCGTCGCAGCAATGAGCGACGAAGTTTCCAACAAGCTCGCCGAAGCGGCCGTCGGGCCGAAGCGCGTCCGCACCGACGCTGGCGAGGTCGAGGCCCACGATCTCGACCAGATGATCAAGGCGGACAAGTACCTCGCATCCAAGGCGGCAGCGTCAAGCAAGAGCCGCGGCCTCCGGTTCAACCGCATCATCCCGCCGGGAACGATCTAGGTGGCGTTTCTCGACCTATTCCGAGGCCGGCAGACGCCCCGCCCCGCGGCGGTTCCGGTGGTGCGTGCAAAGTACGACGCCGCCGAGCGTGGCGACGATTACCGCCACTGGAGCAACGCAGACGCCTTCGCGGCCGACGCGGCCCTCTCGCCGAGCGTCCGCCGCACGCTCCGCAACCGGGCACGCTACGAGCGGGCAAACAACTCGTACCTCGCCGGCATCTCGGGCACGCTCGCCAACGATCTCATCGGCACCGGCCCCCGGCTCCAACTCGACATTGGTGACGACGAGGCTGCCCGCCAGGTGGAGCGGCTGTTCTTCGACTGGGGCTGGCTGGTCGATCTGCCGGCAAAACTCCGCACGATGCGCGAGGCGCTCGTCGTGGACGGCGAAGCCTTCGCCCTCATGGTGAACAACCCGCGTCTCGCGGGCGTGCAACTTGACCTCCGGTTGATCGAGGCCGAGATGGTTGCCACGCCCACTGAGTTGATGCGGCAGACGATCACACCCGAGGGCAACACGGTCGACGGCCTAGAGTTTGACGAGGTGGGCAACGTCATCGCCTACCAAGTTCTGAATTTTCACCCCGGCTCAAACTTCCGAATCAACAACCTCCAGTTTCAGCGGGTGCCGGCGGGCCAGATGGTGCATTGGTTCAAGCCGTCGCGACCGGGCCAAAATCGCGGCGTGCCCGAGGTGGCCCCGGCGCTGAAGCTCTTCGGTCAGTTGCGCCGCTACACCGAGGCCGTGATCGCCGCGGCGGAGACGGCGGCAGACCTCGCCGCGTTCATCCACTCGAACAGCCCGGCCGCCGAGGTCGACGAGGTCGACGCCTTTGCGGCGCTTGAGATCAGCAAGCGGACGCTCACGACGCTGCCCGAGGGGTGGGATATCTCGCAACTCAAGGCCGAGCAACCGACAACGCAATACCCGGCGTTCGTTCGTGCGATCCTCAACGAAATCGCCCGCTGCCTCCAACTGCCCTACAACGTCGCCGCCCTCGACTCGTCGTCTTACAACTACGCCTCGGGCCGCATGGATCACCAAGTCCACGCGATGAACCAGCGGGTCGAGCGCGACCAACTTGAACGCACGATGCTCGACCGCGTGCTTGCCGCCTGGGTCAACGAGGCGTCGCTCGCCGGCGTGCTGCCCGACGGCCTGCCGCCGTTTAGCGAGTGGAATTGGGGCTGGGTCTGGGACGGCAAAGAACACGTCGACCCGTCGAAGGAAGCCAACGCCGCCGAGACACGCCTCCGCACGCACACGACCACACTCGCCGCCGAATACTCCCGGCAGGGTAAGCGGTGGGACGTAGAGCTCCGGCAGCGCGCCGCCGAGATCGCGCTGATGAAGGAATTGAACCTCTTCATCGACCCGACGCCGGAAGTGAACTACGGCGGCGACGGAGACCCCAACGAATGATCGACGAAGACTTCGACTGGTTTGACGACATCTCCGACCTCGTGGAGTTCCTATGAGCGACAACCTCAAGCTCGCCTCAAACGTGACGTTTCTCCAGGCTGCCGACGGCGAGGTCGCGGCCGGGCCGAAGAAGTTTCGGATCGTCGCCTACACCGGCGCGGCCATTCGCCAGGGCTGGAGCCGCGAGCCAGTCGTGATCGACCTCGCCGGCATGACGCTCCCGGCCACGGTGCCGATCGTCATGGGTCACGACTACGGGCTCGAGAGCATCCTCGGGCAGGGCGTGCCCACGGTTCAAGGAAACGAGCTCATCGTCGAAGGCGAGATCCTCGCCGACAGTGAGACCGCCCGCAAAGTGCTGGCCCTCGCCGCTGGTGGCTACCAGTGGCAGGCGAGCGTAGGGGCCGACGTTGGTCGGCATCTCAAGTTCGGCGAAGACCAAGCCACCACCGCAAACGGGCAGTCCCACGTTGGGCCTGTTCGCATCGTTCGTGCGTCGACCCTTCGCGAAACGTCATTCGTGACGCTCGGGGCGGATCGGAGCACGGCAGTCTCTATCGCGGCCGAAGAGGCCCAGGAGTCAACCATGGCGGAACACGCCAGCGAAACGCCCATCGAGGAGCCCGTCGTGGCTGCCGCGGTGGAAGCCCCGGCGAGCGTCGCCGTGGAAGCCCCTGTCCAGGCCAGCGAGAGCGCCGAGCTCAAGGCCCAGATCGCCACCCTCAACGAAAAGGTCAGCAAGATGGAAAAGCTCAACGCCACGCGCGACGAGCGGCCCGCCGCCCCGGCGGTCCACGTCGCCACCCCTGCCCCGCTCACCTCGCAGGTGATCGAGGCGTCCTTCGCCCTCCAGGGCGGTCTGTCCGGTGCCGATAAGCACTACGACGAGAAGACGCTCGAAGCGGCCAATAAGGCCCGCCGTGAGCTCTCGCTCGGCGAGGTGATCGTCCAGGCGGCCGTGAGCAACGGCTACGACGGCCCGCGTCGCCTGAACGCCGCGACCCTGCGTCCGATCCTTGCTGCCGCGTGGGCGACTCACTCGATCGCCGGCATCCTGAGCAACACCGCCAACAAGTTCCTCCTCGCTGGCTTCGACAGCGTCGAGAGCGCCTGGCGGCAGATCTCGACGGTCCGCAGCGTGAACGACTTCAAGACCTTGACCAGCTACCGGCTCAACGGCGGCTTCAAGTTCGACAAGGTTGCCAACGGTGGCGAGCTCAAGAACGCCGCGGCCTCTGAGGAGAGCCGGACGATCTCGGCCGACACCTACGGGATCATGACGAGCGTCACTCGCACGGACTTGATCAACGACGATCTCTCGGCGTTGACGGCGGTTCCGCAGCGGATCGGCCGCGGTGGTGCCCTGAAGCTCAATGACGTGTTCTGGGCAGAGTTCGTGGACGATGCGTCGTTCTTCACAAGCGGCCGCGGCAACCTGTCGGCCGGCTCGCTGGCTCTCAACCTTGCGAACCTCAAGGCGCTCGCCACGAAGTACCGCAAGCTCAAGGATCCCGACGGCAACCCCGTCGCGGTCGAGCCGCGGATCCTCCTCGTGCCGGTCGACCTGGAGCTCGCCGCCGCCGAGATCATGGGCTCAACCCTGATCCAGAGCGGTAACACGAGCGGCCAGCCGGATCGGAACGTGCTCGCCGGTCGGTATCAGGTGGTCGCCTCGACCTACTTGACCAACACGACCGACTACTACCTCCTCGCATCGCCGGCCGATCTGCCGGTGATGGAGGTGGCGTTCTTGAACGGCGTGCAGAGCCCGATCGTGGAGACGGCCGAGGCCGACTTCAACACGCTCGGCGTGCAGATGCGTGGCTACTTCGACTTTGGCGTCGCCAAGGCCGAGTACCTCGCCGGCGTCAAGTGCGATTCGGCTACCTGACCATAACCCCGGCGGGCTGGTAATCGTGCCAGCCCGCCGGGATTTCAAACCCACAAACACAGAAAGCAGGTGATCCCTATGGCTTCTTACGTTCAAGAAGGACACGTCATCGACCACACGCCGGCCTCGGCCGTGGCGGCTGGCGACGTGATCGTTGTCGGTGCGCTCGTCGGCGTGGCCCCCCGTGCCATCGCCGCCAACTCGCTCGGCTCGCTCGTGGTTGAGGGCGTGGTCGAGATGCCGGTCGCCACGGGTGCCACTGGCGCCCAGGGCTCGGCGATCAACTGGTACGCGGTCTCCGGCGTGGCTCATGCCTCGACGGGCACCGCGGCCGGCAAGCTCGCCAAGGCTCGTCTCGCGGCCGACACGACGGTTCAGGTGATCCTCAACAAGTAGTCCACACCGCAACCCCCGGCAGGTGCGCCGCCTCACGGGCGGCGCGCCGCCGGGGCGTTGTGGACTTGGAGGATAAATGGCCGACCTGTTGGCGCAGGGTGCATCGTGGCTGACGGGGCAGTTAAAGGCTGCCGCCGGCTCCATGGTCACTTACACACGCGGCAACGAGTCGGCAGAGATCGTGGCGACGATTGGTCGGTCGAATTTTGAGGCGGCCAACCAGAGCGGCGTGATTGAGCAATGGGAGTCTCGCGATTACTTGATCTCCGCGGCGGACTTGCCCTTTGGGCTGCCCGAGCGTGGAGACGAGATCATAGAGGCACAAAACGGCGACCTTGTGACGTATGAGGTGACGAGCCCCCGTGGCGTGCCAGAGTGGCACTACGGCGATGCGTTTCGGTCGATTGTCCGAGTCCACACGATCGCCACCGACAAGGGCGCGACATACTTGGTATCGGAAGACAACGAACAACTCACAACCGAGGCCGGCGAGCTGCTGGTGATCTAAATGGCTACAAAGAAAATCAGCCAACTCGCGCTCGCAACCGGCGTCACGGGTGCCGACATCTTGCCGATCGTCCAGGGTGGCGTGACGAAACGCGCCCTCGTGTCGAGCCTCGGCGGGATCGGTGCCACCGGGCCAACGGGAAGCGCCGGAGCGGCTGGTGTCACGGGCGCTGCCGGATTGAGCGTCACGGGACCGACGGGCGCTCAAGGTGCGGCCTCGACTGTCACCGGCCCCACGGGAAGCGCCGGCAGCACGGGCGCGAGCGTGACCGGCCCTACGGGCGCCTCATATACAAACGTAGTCGTCACGCCGACGGCGCTCACGGCCAACGCTACTGTCACCGGCTACAACCCCGGATCCGGTGACATCTACCGCCTGGCGGTCACTGGTTCGACGGGCGTCGTAATTCGAGACCTCGGGATCACCGGCATCGACGGCGACGCCAAGCTCCTCGTCAACGTCGGAGCCACGGCCCCGATTACCCTCAACCACGCGACCGGGCCAAATGCCAACGCTAGGTTCGCGGTGCCGTGGGCCGGGAACTATGTCCTCGACGCCAACGGCGGCGCTGCTTTGATCGTTTACGACTCGACTAGCCAAGTCTGGAGAGTCGTCTAATGCCATTCTTCGCGCTACCGAGCGGTGCCTCGCCCGTGCTCGCGGGCAACGCTGCGCCGACTGGTGGCGTAGGTAACGCTGGCGATCTGTTCATCGATCGCACCAACAAAGTTCTGTACGGCCCCAAAGATGCCGTCACTGGTTGGCCGACCGGAATAGATTTGAGCAATGGCCCGACAGGGGCCGCGTCCACGGTTACAGGCCCCACGGGCGCACCGTCTGCGGTGACAGGCCCCACTGGCGGATTGGGGCCAACCGGCGCGGCGTCAACTGTTACCGGCCCGACGGGCGCGGCCTCCACCATAACAGGCCCCACGGGCAACACCGGGCCGAGCGTGACAGGCCCGACCGGCGCCGCGTCAACGGTCACAGGCCCCACCGGCGCAACTGGCAGCACCGGCCCTGCCCCGGTGGTTACAAGCGGCCCGTCCGCCGATACCGTTTACATCGGCGGCGTGCTCGTGACGGCAGCACCTGGGCCGACGGGGCCGCAAGGCAACTCAATCACGGGACCAACTGGGGCCGCGTCAACTATCACGGGGCCAACCGGCGCCAGCGTCACCGGCGCTACCGGCCCTGCCTCAACGATCACAGGCCCGACAGGCGCGCAAGGCAATTCAATCACCGGGCCGACCGGAAGCACCGGCCCAGCGTCAACGGTGACAGGCCCGACTGGGTTGCAGGGTAACTCGATTACCGGCGCGACCGGAAGCACCGGGCCGGCATCGACGGTGACAGGCCCCACAGGCAGCACGGGGCCTAGCGTTACTGGTTCGACTGGCAGCACGGGGCCGCGTGGTCAGGGCGGAATCAGTTTTGCAGTCGAGCCCATAACGTCGTCGATTATGTCACTCAGTGACGTAGTTAGCGGAGCCGGAACAAACGTCACAAATATTAATCTCTTGCGCGGCGTGACGTATTACATCTCGCCGATTTCAATCCGCACCGTGCGCGTATTGTCGTCGGCAGACGTGGAGTTAACGGCTGGCATTACGGTCGCCAGCGGCGATGGTCAGACGCTGCAATACATCGTTCCATTGACCGCCGCCGCATCTCAAAAACTGCGGCTGTACACGGGCGGCTCTACGACAAGCACAATCACGCTCACGGTCAGCGACACGTCGCCAACTGGCCCTACCGGCGCGGCGTCCACAGTGACAGGCCCGACGGGGCCATCGGTGACTGGAGCGACTGGCGCGGCGTCTACCGTCACGGGGCCAACCGGCCCCTCGGGGCCGGCAGGCGTTGGCGTTACGGGACCGACTGGCCCATCAGCCGGCCCCACGGGTCCGCAAGGCCCGGCCGGCTCCGGCGGCGTCTCCCTCGGCCTCGTCCTCGCACTCTCTTAGGTGACCCATGGCAAACCCCAACCTCGCATCGGCGACAACTGTTCTTGCGAACAACGCACAACTTTCGCTTACCGCCACGACAGCCACGCAACTCATCACCAACGCGGCCTCAAGCGGGAAAGTCTTGCTTGTGGACTCAATCATCGTGGCGAATGTCGACCTTACAAACGCCTGCGACGTAACAGTCGCACGGTTCCAGAGCGCAACAAACACCGGAACGGCGTTTGCCATCGCATCGACGATTACCGTTCCGGCAAAAGCATCTGTCATCATTATTGGGAAAGACAACGCCATAAATCTCACCGAGGCCGAATCGGTCTACGTTACGGCGAGTGCGGCAAACCGGCTGGTCGTGGACGCCAACTGGAAAGAGTTGTCGTGAGCAGGCAACCGGGGGGATACATCGGATTTAATCGCGCCCCGGCGGCGTCTGCGCTCAACTCTGACGCTGTAGGCATGTGGAAACTGCGCGAGGCCGAGGCTTACAGAAGGGCTGGAGCGTGGCCCACTTCGCCCACCGCCCCAGGTGCGCCGACAAGCCTTGCCACCACTGGAGGAAACGCTCAGGTAGCGCTAACGTGGACAGCCCCCGCGAGCAATGGAGGCAATGCCATCACCGATTACGCCGTTCAATTTAGCAGCGACTCTGGCGCAAACTGGACGACGTTTGCGGACGGCACATCGACGGCGACGAGTGCGACAGTTACGGGGCTCACTAACGGAACGGCGTATGTGTTTCGTGTGGCTGCGGTGAATGCCGTGGGCACCGGAAGCTACACGGCTGCTAGTGCGGCGGTGACGCCAGCGGTGTCGTCTGGCAATAGCTTGACGGCTACAGGCTGGAGCGGAGCGGGAACGTCGGCCAGCAAATTGGCACCGCCTGCCAGTCCAGCGACGTTTACCAGTTCTCCGTCTATCAGCGTTGCCACTAGCGGCACTCTGAACGTCAGCATTGTTTCGGACGATAACTACAACGACGCCTGGGAAGTGATAATTCGTCGCAACGGCACTTCGGTGTATGCAAACGACGGAAACCTTGCCAACGGCACGACGTTTACCGTCTCGGTGACATCTGGGCAGACGATCACGCTAGTGACAAGCGGCGGCGGCGCTCGGTGGTTTGCGGGCACAAGGCTATGGGTTTCGTGATGAGAAACACCCTCGAACTCCTCCTCTGCTCAACGATCGGAGCGTACTGCGTGTGGCGTTGCTACTCAGTCCTGCCGCTGGCGATCGCGGAGGCTCACGCCCTGGTCGCGGCCATGCTGGGGCGTGTGCGGGAGTTGGACGCGATCGTGGAACCGGACGCCGACTGACCGAATATCAACCTGCAAGAGCGTCGTTTCATGTGCGCAATGAGTCCGAGACTTTTGAGGCCGCGAGCGACAGGGTTCAACCTGCGCAGCCTGACCGGCCTTTTTGCGTGGTACGACGCAAGCACTTCGTCGTCCATAACAACGCAAACAGGCGTCTCGCAGTGGGCAGACCTGTCTGGAAACGCTCGGCACCTTACCCAAAGCACGACGAACAATCAGCCGGCTTACGGAACCTTTACGCTGAACGGCAAGCCTACGATCACGTTTGACGGCACGAACGACTTGCTCCGCTCGGCGGCGTGGACGCTCAATCAGCCGTACCACACATTCATCATCTTCCGCCACGAGACTACGTTTTCTTCGGCCACATATGGGATCGCTCATAACATTGGAACGACTCGCAGTGGAGAATTTTTCTATGGCGCTGCCACAACGCTTACGCAATTTTCAGGCGCGTCTTTGTTTCGCACAGGCGTAGCGTCTGGCGCTAGAGAAGCGTTTAATCCGTATGAAATTGAATCCAACGGCGCATCGTCGGCTGTGCGGTTTCGCACGCTTAGTAGTACGGGCAACGCTGGAACTAACAATTCAAACGGCCTGACGGTCGGAGCAAACGGAAACACAACGCCGACACAGCACGGTGATATGTCGGTTGCGGAAATTGCAATTTTTTCTCGCGTCCTTACCGGCGGCGATCTGACAAAGGTTCGCAACTATCTCGCCAACAAGTGGGCCGTCTCATACACATGACACAACGCTTTTTCCGCACTTCTGACGCGGCGCTATACGAGCAGGTTCGGCTCGCCTTGGACGCCGCGTGGGGGCATGTGCCGCCGACAACGTGCATCGACCCGGCCGAAGTTGCACCGCGTGACTCAGAGGGCCGGATTCTTCTAGCCGTTCGCCCTGAGTTTGTGGCGTTCGATGCGGTAGCGGCCATGCTGCCCGGCTTGCTTGCCAGCGGTGCGGTAGAGGAAATCAGCCGCGAGCTTTACCAGCCGGTTTAGTTCGCTCTTCACCTTAGAGAGAGCCGCGCCAGTTGTTGACGTTCGTTGACGTTCGTTGACCGTCATTTTTTCGTTTGCAAGAGGCTGCGGCGGGCGTATGGTTCGCGTGTTCCCCTCACACGAAAGGACACGCAATGGACAAGTTGATGACCCGGAAAGAACTGGCTGAGATGCTCGGACTGTCGCCCGCCACGCTGGCCCGCTGGAAGCGGGCGGGCGAGGATTCGCCGCCGTGCATCAAGATCGGCAAGTCAGTCCGCTACCGCCGCGAGGACGTAATGGAGTGGCTGTATCGCAGGGCTGGCCTGGACGCCGCCGCCGTCACCTGCGAGCAGCGGACCTAGTGACGCTCTTGCACCAGAGTGGCGACGGGGATGGCATTGCGCGGTGTACCGCGCGTGGTACACTGTGGCCCATGCCCACCGTCACCATCCGCTACCGATTGCCCGACGAGCAGGCCGAGTACGACGCCGCGAGGCTGGGCAGTGAGGCCATGCAGGTTCTCTGGCAGATCGACCAGAGGCTGCGGTCGCTGTGCAAGCATGGCGAGCCGACCGCAGAGGAGCGACGGCTGGCAGAGCAGATACGCGAGATGATTCCTGGCGAGATGCTGGACATTTGACGCAACACGCCGCAGAGAGAGACAAAGGAGTTACAGATGAAGATGATCTACAGCACCCACAAGGCCGCAATCGTTCGCCGCGACAACCTCATATCTGGCCTGCGTGACTCGCAGCAATTCATGGCCGAGTCGCTGAACCGGCAGCATGACAACTTCACCGGGTGGCTCCGGTGGCAGATTGAGAAGCGTGAGACTCGCATGGACACCATCGGCCTGATTGGAAAAGCGGGAGGCGGCGACTTGGCCGCAGAGTCGGCACGGTCGGCCGGTGAGGCGGCGGCGTTTCGTGCCGTGTTGGATTACGTCAACAACGGCTGGAAGGCCGAGTGACGCTCTAGAAATCACCTAGCGTCTGGCCCGGTGCGCTACAGCGGCGAGAGACGCCTCCCCCACCCCCTCTAGCCTGAGCTCGGCCACCGGCACAATTGCCGGCCATGATCGAGCACCTCCAGGCCCTCGCCATCCACGCCTACTACGCCGGCGAATTTGACGCCGGCCGCCGGGCCTGCGATCGCCTGCTCTCGATGCCACTCCCGCCGGAGGTCGAGATGCAGACGCGGTCTAATCGCCTTTGGTATCAGCCTCAGCTAGACGAGCTCGTCGACTGCCGGTTCGTGCGGGTCGACGTGGAGCCCGCCCACGATGGCTGGAGCCTGTTCAACCCGTCCATTCTCGCCCACGGCGACGAGCTTCTCGTCTGGGTGCGGTCCTCGAACTACCGCATCGTAGAGGGCCGCTACGAGATGCCCCCGGCGGACGGCGGCATCATCCGCACCGAGGGCCTGCTCGCCCGCTACACGGCCGACCTCACGCTCCGCGACTGCCGCGGCGTCCGCCGGCCCGACTACCCGACCACCGGCTACCCGGTCGACGGTCTGGAGGACTGCCGCCTCCGCCATACCGCAAACGGTATCGGCGTGTCGGCCACGATTCGTAACGCCGCCCCGTACGACGGCCGCTGCCGAATCGCGACGGCGACGCTTGACGTATGTCAAGCCAGCCTCGACGGCCTGGTCGTGCTCGACTCGCTCTCTACCCAAGAGCACGAAAAGAACTGGATGCCGCTAGAGGGCGGCCCGCACGCCGGAGGCTGGCTCTACGCCGCCAGCCACCGCGGGCACGTCGTGACGGTCGACCGCGACCCCAGCCTCGCCGGGGCCTACCTCATGCACCAGCGCGGCCCGGCTCCGCTGATCGCCAAGGAGTTCCGCGGCGGAGGCCAGGCGATCGCCTTCCGCGACGGCTACCTCGCGGTGATCCACGAGGTGGCCGCCATCGGCGACGGGAGGGCCTACGAGCACCGGCTCATCTGGCTCGACAATTCGTTGACGCTGCGGCGTATGTCGCAGCCGTTCGCGTTCCGCGAGCCGCGGGCGATCGAGTTTGCCGCCGGGCTCGCCGCCATGGGCGACCGGATCGTCGTGAGCTTCGGCGTGCGTGACGCCGAGGCGTGGCTCGTCGAGATCGCAGCCGACCAAGTGGAGCAGGTGCTCAATGTCATCCCCGTTTCGGACTAAGGTCTCCAAGGCCCTCGCCGACGCCTGGCGGCCTCATGACTGGTTCGAGCTCAGTCAGGCCGTCGAGAATCACTACGTCCACAAGGCAAGCGTTTGCGCCGACGTGCGGCCGAAACGGGTGATCGAGATCGGCACGCGGTGCGGCTACTCGCTCGTAGCCTTCGCGATCGCGGCCCCCGAGGCCCGCTACCTGTGCCTCGACGGGGCGACAGACTCCGACTCGTTTGACTGCCTCGCACACTGGGCGAGCGTGGTCGAGCGGTGGGTGATCGACGCGAGCCTCGTCGTCGTCGACACGAAGCACGTCCGCAGCCTGCCGCCGGCAGACTTCGCCCACGTTGACGGCGACCACAGTTTCGACGGTGCCCTCCGCGATCTACGGCTCGTCTCCCACTGCAAGACGATCCTCGCCGACGATTGCTGCAACCCCGAGGTCAAACGGGCGGTCGTGCAGTTCGCGGCCGAGCGTCACCGCCGCGTCGACTGGCATCACGACGGGCTCAGGGAGTCGGCCGTCCTCACATGAAAATCGGCGTCTACGCTCTCGCAAAAAACGAGATCAAGCACGCGGCCGCTTGGGCCGAATCCTGCCGCGAGGCCGACGTTCGCGTCGTCACCGACACCGGCTCCACCGATGGCACCGTCGAGGCCCTGGAGGCCGCCGGCGTGACGGTGGCCCGTGGCTACGTCTGCCCGTGGCGGTGGGACGACGCCCACAACCTCTCGCTTAACCACCTGCCGCCCGACATAGACATCGCCATCCGGCTCGACCTCGACGAGCGGATCCAGCCCGGCTGGCGGGAGGCCGTCGAGCGGGCGTGGGTGGACGGCACCAACAACCTGCGCTACCACTACGTCTGGTCGTGGGCACCGGACGGGTCCGAGGGGCTGACGTTTCATTGCGACCGCGTCCACGCCCGCCGTGGCTTCCGGTGGGCACAGGCGACCCACGAGGCGATTATCTGTTGGAGCGGCGACAAGGTGCAAGCGTTCGCCGAAGGGCTGCAGATCCACCACCACCGCGACGCCGGCAAAAAGCACGTCACCGACTTGACGCTCCTAGAGGTGGCGGTCCGCGAGGCTCCGCACGACGCTCGAGCCCAATGGTATCTCGCCCGCGAGCTTGACTATGCCGGGCGGCCAGAGGCTGCCGACGCCTTCCGCAAATATCTGACAATGGCGGGCGGCACGGCCACCGAGCGGAGCTACGCCGAGCGTTCGCTCTACCGTCTGACGGGCGACGAGCAGCACCTCCACAACGCTGCCGCAGAGGCACCAGGCGAGCCCGACGGGTGGGAGCGGCTGGCGTGGGTGAACTACCAACGACGCGAATGGCGAAACGTGGCAGGCTTCGCACGGCAGGCCACGGCGGCCGACTGGCCTAGCACGCATTGCACCGACCCGCACGCCCCGACGAAGGCCCTTGATCTACTCGCGGTCGCCCTCTGGGAGCTCGGCAGTCGGACAGACGCCCTACAGCACGCGCGGCAGGCTGCGGCAAGATGGCCGGAAGACGAGCGGCTTGCGAACAACGTGGCCGCCATGGAACGGATTCTCCAAGGGGCCGCCGCGTGAGCTATCTACGAGAGATTTCCGATTCTCTGGCCGACGGACTGGCGGCCGTTTCATGGAGCATCGAATCCACGACGGTCGAACGCAAGAACTGGGTCGCCGTCGACCTCGAGGATCTCGCGACGCCGCGTATTTACGTTACGCCCGGCGGTGCAACGATGGCTCGGGTCAGTCGAGCTACATCGCAGGCGGACTACTCGGTCGCAGTGTTTATCGGCCGCCACGTCCAGACAGACGCGGACGTGGACGGAATGATCGACCTAGCCGACGAGGTGCTCTTGCACATCAGGGCGCACGACTGGGCCAACTCAGAATCATGGCCGGAAGGCGTGACGAGCCCGATGGAAGTGGAGGTCGAGCTCAACCCCGACGACGCGCTCAATGAACGCAACGCCTGGCGGGCTGCCGTGAACGTGACCTATCGCGTGTTTCTGGCGGACGCACTACCGGAGTAAGCCATGGTGTCGTTTGGCTCCACCCGTCTCGCGCCTTCGTTTCGATTTAAGGCGAAGCTCAACATTCCGCATGTAAAAAAGCGCGTCAAGTCTGGCAATCTGAAGGCGCTTGATCGGGCCGGAAGCATCGTGCGGCAATCTGCAAAAAAGCAGTTTTCGCACCGCAGCGTAAAAGCCAAACCAAAGTGGTCGATTGTCGGGAAAAAAGACGGGGACAACGTGCTTGCAATGGACTTCCGGCCGCCGAGAGCCGGCAAGATCACAAGCTGGAAAAACCCACGAGGAAGAGGGGCAACGAAGACGGGTTTTTTGCGGACGCTGATTGCGTATGCCGTCGACAATGGCCGCGAGTCCGTCGTGATTGGTCCGACCGCCGAGGCGACGTGGCTCAATAAATTGCAGGAGTTTGGTGGATCATCGCGCCGCGTCTTGCGGCTTGTGGGGCGTTACCCGACAAACCCAAAAAAACCCAATCGCGTCCTCAAAGCCAACCCGCCGCCTGCCAGTATGCTCGGCGCTTCGGTTCGCAAAAGACGCAAAAGCCGAGGGTGGTACGGGGGGCGTGGGGCGTATGTCGGCGTCTGGATCGACCCGCTCCACACCAGGCGGCGCAGGACACAGGACTTGGCAACAAGTTCCGGCAAAGTGCCCCCGGCGCGTTTTATGGCGAATGGATTGGCGGCCAAGCGCGCCAAGCTCGCCGAGCAGTGGCGCGGCAAGATTTCTGGTCCGTGACCGCGTGACGACACCCCCTACGGTCGCGCCTCTGCGGGTTGTAGTTTTGACGCTACCACCCCCGCACACCAGGAGGCCAGCGTGGCTATCACACTCGGGAAAGACGTGACGATCACCGGCTTGACCGGCGCCCGATCCGTCTCCGTCACAAACTCTGCCGCCGAGGTCGACGTGACCAAGTTCGGCGATACCGCTCGCAAGTTCAAAAAGGCCATGATCGAACAGACCGTCGAGGTCGAGTGCGTCGATGACCCCGGCATTGCCGCTGGCGCGACGTTTACGCTCGGCGGTTTGAGCACTGGCAACACGGTTGAGTTCATCGTCACGAGCGTGAGCCGCTCCGACCCGATCGACGGAATCCGAACCTTTACCGTGAGCGCTTCGCGCGCCGCCGTTCAAACCTGACCACAAGGAAACCCAACCCATGGCAATTGCGCTCGGCAAAGACGGCTCCGCCCCTCCGTTCGGCACCGACATCATCTCGGCGACCTACACCGAGGAGTGCGAGGTAATCGACGTGACCAACCGCAC